ACAAAGTACTTTGCTAGAATAACATTGCCTTTAACATCAATTTTATTTTGTGATATGCCTTTATCAGATGCTTTATCTTGAGCAATCATTCGTTGCTTAATATCTTCTTTTTCTTCTGTAAAGATAAAACGATTAGTGTATTCTAAGTATTCTAATACAATGTTAGCAACACCTAAACCTACTCGCTTATCTTTTAATTCCGGATACATTGCATAAAGCTCTTCATTGATTCCAATTTTTAATACTTGTATTGGAATTTGAACTGTTCCATCATAATCTGCTACCGCTTCAATGCTTTGCTTCTTTTCAAATTCTGCTTGATATTGTTCAGTTTTAACTGAGCCTATACCTTGTGCTTGAGCTGACTTACAAGAAGCCAGCCCAAACAACAAAGATATGATAAATAATCTTACCATGATTCTTCTTCTACTTTTTTAGGTTTTTCTGGTTGAGCCTGCGTTGCTGCAGGTCTTTCAATAATTCTTTCACGAACTACACCGCCGCCATTATCAACCTTTTGTTTATTTTCTTGGTTCTGTTGAACATTAACAACTACAGGAGCAGGTGCTGCTTGTTCTGTTTTTGTTTCTTCTTTAGGTTCTTCATTACCACCGCCAAATAGCGTAACTCCTAACCAGGTACCACCACCAGCTACAACCGTGCCTAATGTACCAACAATCGTCTTTCTAAGACCTGACCATGTGCCATCATTCATTTCTTCTGACATTTTTTTATTCCTTAATTAATTTTTCTACTATCGGAGTATTTGTATCTGAAGACAAATTTACAACATACATTCCCGGGGCAAGGCGACCCAAGTTTTTAACGTATGTGTATTGGCCTGCAGGTAACTGTCCCGATAAAATTGTTACTACTTTTCTACCTTGCAAATCATATACTGCTAATTGTGCATCCAATGAAGCATTTGCTACATTAAATGTAATTGCTACTTCTTCTGAAACTGGGTTTGGAAATAATTCAATAGTATTCAAATCAATAACATCGCCTACGGTGCTTTTAACTACTTGTAACACGCCATTTGCTGGAGTGATTGCTAAATCTTTATGAATTAAATTACCAGCATATTTGTCAGTTGTCCAAAGTGGACTTTCTGTCCAAGCAGATTGTGGTGCTAATGCCAAGAATTGAATGCGTATAACCTCATCTCCATCATTAATTGGATTAGTATTATCAGTTGGATCATATCCTCCCCAATTAACTTCTCCATTATTAGGATTAACATAAGTTAACCATTTCATTGCTGCACTAGTTGCATAGATGTTTTTAAACTCTAATACATCTTGATCATACTTTAAACCAAATTGCATTGCATTAAGTTGTTGTCCATTTGTAAATACTTTAACTGGAATATCTACTAAGTTACCAGCTTGAACTGATAAGTATGGTACATTCACTTCGATTGCTGAAGTTGGGAAATCATATTCTACTGTATTATCAATTACATTATAGATTTGATTTGGTACGCCTGGTGTTGGATCAATTAAAATTTCAATTGGAGTAGCACGAGCCATATGATAACCAGTACCATTTGCATCGCCTGGCACAGCTACATAGAATGTTACTGTTGATGGTTGACTTGCAATAATCTCATAGTTGAAGTTAGTTACACCTGGGATAGTTGATGTAAAGTTTGTCGATGATCCATCAATTGTCGCAAATTCAGTTGCTGTAAAGAATTTAACATCTTTAGTGTTATTTGGCCATTGATTGAAGTTACCTGCTACGCGACTAAATACACCGTATGCATCTGTAATAGTAACATTGTTAGATCCGTTGATATCAGCAGCATAATAATTAAAGCCTGTCATTGTGCCATTACCTAATACCCATTGATTAATCAATTGTGCATCGGTTGATGAAATAATGTTACCAACATCCATCGTATCACCTTTAATAGCTAAACGTACATCCCAATATGTTGTATCTAAGTTAACTGTAAAGTTGAAGTTACCTGAGTTGTTAGTTGTATATGTTGAATGTTGTGTCCATGTAGAACCGCCTGCAGGACGCGTTTCTAATGCTAATGACAAGTTTTTAGCACCCGTACCAGTTACGTTAGTAAATGTCCCTGCAAATGTAAATGTAGGTAAAATGAAGTTACCGCCATAGTTATGCAAATTCAACGTAGTATCCATACCTGCACCAGTTGCTGCATATTGTTGGAAGGTTTGCGTTCCCGTCCAAGTCATAGGCGTAATTGATACTAAGTTATTAAATACTGCAGGCCCAGCGTGAGTGAAAGTAATTGCAAAACGCTCGCCGTTTGCTAATGTATACGTAGCCGATGCACCTGTATATACCAATGTAATAGTAATATATCCATTAGCTGCATTAGTTACGTATTGCATATCCAAGTTCGTAGTTGAACCAATCAATGCAACCGTTGCATTTGTAAATGCAATTTTGTCATAAAATACACGAAACTGGGTTGCAGTGTATTTCGTTAATGTTGTGTTCTGCAAAGTAATATTTGCAGTTGTTGTTCCTTGCGATGTTGGCCCTACTTGATATTCTGCATGAATTAATCCATAAATACCATTGCCTGGTGCGGCAGGTGCTTGGGCAAATAAGGTAACTGATGTAAGTAATGTAACAGCAAGGAGGGTTAATAAACTTGTTAGTTTTTTCATTCGTTCTCTCCTTTTTAATGTTCAATAATAAATATCAAACTTAGAGAATAAAACTACTTAGTTTCTAACATGGTACTAATACGCTTTTTTGCTTTTTCACCTAATGGAATAGAATTACCACCTTCATCAATTTGCACAAAGGTAATATGTGTTTTTAATACGAGATCTTGTTTGCCTGTATATACATTATGAGCTCGGGCTTCCATATAAAGTGTCATGGATGTATTGCCAACTCGAGTTGGTCGTGCATATATCTTTAATAGTTGTGATTCCTTTGCTGGACGTTCGAAATTACATTGATCAATTGATACCGTTACCATACGGGGCGTATCGCATAATTGCATAGCGTATCCTGCGGCGGAAGAGTCAATCCATTTTAAAAGTGCGCCTCCAAAAAGATTGCCATGGAAGCCTAGGTCTGATTTTTTAATTGGATGTGTTGATATTAAGTCCATAACCATTTATAAGATTTTTCTTGTTTAATTCGGGTACATGATTCTGCGCCAATGCCATATAGTTTTTCAATTTGTTTATATGGTACTCCGTCATTAATTAATTGCTTAACATGTAAAATGATTTCATCTGAATATTTAGCATTTAATTTACCTAACTTAATCTTTGTACTTTCAGATTTAGGTTTATCTTTTAATGCAACTGATACTTTTTTATTTCGATCATTTAAAACATCTTTATCAGCATTTTTATAATAATTTAATATTCCTATTCTACGTGCTTCTATTGCCTCCGGTGTTTGTTTTCGTCCTTTTAATTTCATTCCGGACTTTACTCCAACTTCTTTTGGTCGTTTTCTACCCGTAAGTGTATTTCGTATTTTATTTTTTGTTTCATATGATGATCTCGAAGTTATTGCAGCATCAGACCATCCTCCAAATCCACCTTTTGTTAAATTATAATAATCTGAACTATTAATTGCGTTATATTTATCAATTAAGTATTCTTCATATAAACGAGCATCAGTTTCATTATCAAATTCTTTAATAATAGTTTTCAAAAAATTTTCTTTACCGTATTTTTTTATAGCAGCATTTAGAATTTTACCTGACCCTAAGTATGATTTAGATTTATTTGGTTCTTTAGAACAATAACCAATATACTTACAATTTGTAATTAGGTTATGAGTTTCGTATACATACGGCATAACATTCCTTTTATATAAATATCAGCTTACCACCTAAATCTTAATTGCTTAAGGGAAAATTAATTCTAGGATGCGATTCATATCCATCTACATAAAAGTCAGTTGGCCTAAGATCTTGTTGGTCGAATACTCCTGCATCCGGATTCCAAAATTCATCATTAATAACTAATTTACCTAGAGACATTGGTATGCGAGTAAGTTGTTCTTTCACCCCATCTATTTGATTGTTATAGATATGACAATCTCCTAAGTTTCCAATTAATTCATCAGCAACCATATTTGTTTCTTTTGCCAATAACTCTAATAAGAGAGCATAAGATGCAATATTGAAAGGTAATCCTAATGGTGTATCTACACTGCGTTGATTCCACATTAAAGAGATTGCTCGTTTAGGGATATTAACAT